CGCGGATGGATATGGATCTCAACCTTGCCGATGGACGAGCTGTGTTGAGAATTGTTTACTGAGAGTTGTTTAGCAGCCTGGTAATCTGATTTAGGTAAACTATAAGGATGTAGGGGTTTTGCGACCGCCGGTTGCGAAAGAATGTCATAAGCAAACGTTGTATTGAGTGCTGTAGCATTTCTGACAACCTCTGCAGGCATAGCCTCTGATTCAGTTCTGCCTTTAATTGCTGCCAGTTTTTCACGGAATCCGGAGAGTCCAGCATCAGATAAAGCAGGTGATACGGACAACGACCGATAATTGTTTGATGATTGATCTGGTAACTGGACCGGCAAGGCGGCAACCGGCGTGGCCAGCGAACCCAGCATCATTCCCGTGGCCGCAGCCAGAGCAGCTGTTTTCCGGCGGCTGGTAATATTCGCCGGGCCGTTTACAATCTCAGGCCCGTTTTCACCAACAATACCAAATTGCCCCTTCGGAATATATCCGCCTGAGTCATAAGGGCCAGCATACGGATTAAAACCGGGCTTCGTCTCCTGCGTATTATAAATTTTGAAAGCATGGGCTTTGGTATCTGATTTTAACCAGTCAGGAAGTAAATCACCTAACGATGATAACTTAGCTTTAAGACTGTCCCATTTATCACTTATTCCGGTCATGATGCTATCAATTATTGCAGAACCGGCAGCCTTAAATCTTTCAGGTAAGGACTGAACATCCGCGACGATTTCATTCCATTTGTTCGCCATCCAGGTACGCATACCGGATAATGCCCCACTAACCGTGGCTGATATTCCATTCCACAGCCCAGTGATTTTTGGACCTAATGTTTCCCAGTTTTGCCAGATGGCAATAGCGGTGACCGCAATCAACCCTAAGATCGCAAGAACTGGACTTGCCATTGCCGCACGGCCTAACCACAAAATAGCATTGCCAGCCATTTTTAAACTTCCGCTGAGGAGTGACAGCCCGCCAGACAAAAATGGCAGCTTAACTCCTACAGTAGTAAGTGTGAATCGCAGTATCGCTAATGGACCTATAATACCAGCTATGCTTATGGCCAGTGCTCCAAGAGCGGCTGTAGCCAGAGCAAATCCACCTGCAATTTTAAACAAGGCTGACGTAAGCTGAGGATGTGCTTTAACAAAATCACCGAGTTTGCCAGCCAGTTCCCCTAACCAGTCTGCCATTTGTTTTAATTGCGGGGCAACAGTGCCACCTATAGCAGCCAGGGCATTTGTAAAAGAACCGGTGGCTGCCTCCCATTTATTTCCGAGAGTTTTAAGCTGCGAGTCAACTCGTTCACGAAGTGATGCCTGGGCCTGCAATTTATCATTGGCTTCATGATATCCATCAATGCCCTTTTCAATCATGATATTGAGGACCTGAAGTGTTTCAGCATCATCCCCAAAAATACCTTTCAGAGTACTCAGTCTCATTTCAGTTGATAACCCTTTAAGCTTGTTCAGTTGCTTATAGAGATTATCCAGTCCGGCGAACTCACCCTTACCATCGCTGAAATTAAGCCTTACCTTTGAGCCTGAAGCTTTCAGATCATCATTTGCACCGGAAACTTTATCGCGGTTCATTGCTGCCTGAAAGACTTTACGATAAGCGTTACCCGCTGACTCTCCGGCCATACCGGTCTGATCTGCCATGACAAGCAAAGGCGCGAATGCTTTTGCTGCCTCGATACCTTTAACTTTAAGAATTGACATGGCGCTGGATATTTTTGCATACCCGTTAAGCATGTTGCTTGGGTCAACACCGGCATAAAAACCTTTCTGGATCACGTCCATCAGACTCATCATGTCTTTTTCTGTGGTCCCGGTGGCATCCTGAAGTTTTGCAGCAAATTCCGCAGCTTCTGTCGCTGGCATTTTTAGCTGCACACCGAGATATGCCGTAGCTTCACCCAGGCCACCAAGAATTGCTGTGGCTGACATTCCCTGACGCCGTAACATGGTCATCATATTCTGGAAATCAGCAGTCGTTCCCGGAAGCCGATCGCCAAGCTCCACCGCCAGGCGATTTATTTGTTCAAATTCAGGAAGGATCCGGGCTCCGGGGCCCATCATTGAGGCGGATAACTGTGTGGCCGCGTCCTCTGATTCGGAATAGGCTTTAACCGGAGCAATCAACGGCATAGCTGTAGCAACGCCTGTTGCCAGCAATCCAGCTCCGGTCCCCGCGATTTCAGTTCTCAGGGATTTAGTTTTTTCAAATGTTGAGCGTGCAGCTGCGAGCTTTCTCTGTTGCTCGCTGGCGCGTCGAAGCCGCTTTTCCTGTTCAGCAAGTTGCCGGTTGTATCGTTCGGTTTCTCGGGTAATGCGTGCTGTGGCACCCGCGCCATCTGCGGCAGATATCCCTGCCCGGTAGAGTTCAGCCCTGACCCGGGCGGTCTGTGATTGAAGGCGGGCCTGCCTGTCTTCCAGGCGCTGAACAGCCAGACGCTGCTTATCGAGTGCCACAATCTGGCGCTGGGTGGGCGGCCCCATCTGTCCCATTTCTGCGCTGAGTAACGCCATACGGTTGCGTGAATAGGTCAGCCGGTCGCCCAGCTTCTGGCTTTCAGCCTGAAGCTTACGGAACCCGTCCAGCTTACCGCTGGTCTGGTCGATTTGTTTGAGGGCATCCTGGGATCTCTTGACCGCGCTGGCCAGCTCCTTGGTGCTGGCTCTCGCCTGTGTAAAGGGGCGTGTGAGCTTATCTATCGCGCTCATCACAATTTGCAATCGAAGGGAACGATCATTCATTCGCAGCGGCTCCGCATTATTTGAATGCCTGATGCCGCCACGTCAGAAACCAGGCGGAAAGAGTTCGTGGCGGCAAGGAACAGTGGCAGAGATTGCCACCAGAGTTTCAGAACGGATTCAGTCAGAATCCTGCAAAGCAGATTTAGGTAACAGGAACGTCACGAGAGCGACAGAGAGTTGCACCAAATCTTCCGGATTCAGCTGCATAATTTCTGACTTTGTCAGCGCAGGAGTGGTAACCCGGGGCAGCACTGTGATCATGGAATCAACATCCAGATCCAGTAATGCCTGCAGGCGAGTACCACGCAATGCTGCTGACTGTGCTTTGCGAACAATGATTTCAGTAATCTGGCTGTTCCCACGGCTTAACGGGGTATCAAGCGTGACTACGGTTTCTTTTTTATCAGTGCTGGGTTCAATCATTTACTGGGCCTCGATGGTTTAAACACAGTAAAAGTGTGCCGTTTCCCACACTATCTGACGAGTCTTGGCCTCTGTATCAGGGACAATACAAATGAAAGGCTGAGTTGGTCCAAGGCATGGCCATGTGGCTAAACCGGATATGCTCAAAGCTCCTCAATCGCGCTGTAAGCGCACAAGGCAGCGCCGCATGTTATGTTCATACTTTCTTGAGTGTGGTCGCTACGGCGTACTGCGGCGTCTTGGTAGCCCATCTTGAGACACCTCACACCTTGGCTGCCTGGCTCCCATTTCAACCCTCAGCGCGCGCAGCCCCGCCCGCCTGCCCGCTTCACTTAACAGAATGGTTTTCATGCACACCATGAATTGCTGCAGGAGCCGCTACATAAGGGCCTTAGAGCAAAAATCACTGCATGAGACTCATGCGTTTTCATGCAGCATAGACATGCACTCAGAGCGACTGGATGCCAGCCAGGGAAAAGCATTAAAAAATCCCCGCAGGATGAATCCGCGGGGATGTTCTGGAGGCTGAGGCTGGGGAGAAAATCAGGGTTGTTGGTGCCGGTCCTTCAACTTGAAGCCATCGCCATAGCGCCCAATCGTCTGGGGTAACTTTGGTACCGGGGCCGGTGAGGGTTCTTCCGTCTGACGAACCATCTTACAGATAACGCGATTAAGTGATTCCAGAGTCGTAAACGTGCAGGAACAATAAATATTTTTGCACTGGTAATAACTCAGCTTCGTTATTGGTGATAAATATTCGCTGGACCGCGTATTAGCCACCTGTCCACATTCAGGACATCTCATTGACATAAATAAACTCCAGATGCGACGGTTAATTAATTACACGATTAGTTAGCAGTACTCAGCTTATCCAGAGCCTCGCGACGTAGTCTGAATGCGTAATGTTGAGCCGGGGTGTAATTATCGCCACTGTCTTTCCATACATCGTTATTAAGGCTGATGCCTGCCTCTGTAATCGCAGCACTGTAATCAGTAAGTACCTGCGGTTCACGCGTATCAATCTGATTCAGTAATGCTTCCCGAAGCAGGGCTACAGCCGGTTCCACACCTTCATTACCTTTCAGATAAGGGAACAGAGCATCAGTTAACCCTGCACCGTTCGTCACCATAAACGTTTTCAGCGCTTCACGAATGCAGACCATCTTCAGCTCTGCATGTGCAGAGCGGGTGGCATCAGCCGAAACAGCTATTTCAAAGTTGTTGACAGCGAGTTCTTCGCGTAACAATGCCAGCTTACGGTCATAATCAGCAGGCTTTGTGGCTGCGTTTAACAGGTCATTTAATTGCTTCAGGACATCCGCAGAATGGCTGGATTTATCCGACCAGCCTTTATGCGCCGTTCGCCAGGTGGTCAGGGCTGTAGTTAATGGTGTATCACTCATGGCAACCTCGATTATAAAGCCGTCATATTTCTTGAGCGGATGCTGAATTCATCATCCTGATGCAGCTCAGCAATTTCTGGTGAACTATTACTTTTTACCTTATTTGCTACCTGGTATTTATGCCGCTGCCCGGGCGTTGGCATTTTCGCCATATCCTGAATA